TCAGATTGATGATGCTGATGCGTTTGAAGAGCTTCGTGAGCGTCGTATGCTTCAAGCTCTTGATAATTTTGATGAAAATTGTTGGTCGCGCTTGAAGGTTAAAGAGAAGTGCAAGTTGACTCAAATTTCTCGTTTAGTTAGAACTGTTGATTCCGAGTTATAGGAGCTCTTATGCAGTTAATTTTTTGTGTTCACGATTCTAAGGCCGATGTTTGGGGCCGTCCTTTTACCGTTCAATCGCTTGGTTTAGCAAAGCGTGGATTTACTGAAGCGGCTAATGATGCTACTACTGAGATTTGTAAGTATGCTGAGGATTTTTCTTTGTGGCAGCTCGGCTCTTTTGATGAACAAACTGGTTCTCTTGAGAAGCTTCCTGTTCCTGTTTGCGTTGAACTTGCTGTAAATGTTAAAGTTTCTGCTCCGTTAGAGCGCACTTGCTAGTTTTTGGCGCGTAAGTCGTTCATTAAAAACGCAGCGCTATTTTTTTAAAAACTAGAGCTCCGCGAAAGTTTTCCCCGGCGACGGCGTCCGGGGTTTTTTTTTATTCTATTCTAGGCTATCTCAGATATGGAGGGCGATGCATCGCCCGTAATCGTAACCCCGGTTAACTCATGTCTAGACACGGTACCCGTAGTGTGATGTCACACTCTTTCTCTCATGCTCCCCAAGCTAACATCCCTCGTTCGCTTTTTAAGCGTCCGCATGGTCGTAAGATGACTTTTGATGCTGGTTATCTTGTGCCCGTTTTTGTTGACGAAGTGCTTCCGGGCGATACTTATAATCTTAGGATGTCTGTTTTTGCTCGTATAGCTACTTTGAAAACTCCCATCATGGACAATATGGTTCTTGATAGCTTTTTTTTCTTTGTTCCCAACCGTTTGCTCTGGGATAATTGGCAGAAATTTTGCGGCGAACGTATTGATCCCAACGATTCCATTGATTATTTAGTACCTCAAATTTCTGCTCCTGCTAGCACAGGTTGGGTTGTTGGTAGTTTAGGTGACTATTTTGGTCTTCCGGTTCAAAAGACCGGATTTAGCGTTAATGCGCTTCATTTTCGCGCGTATAATTTGATTTATAACGAGTGGTTTAGAGATGAAAATTTGCAAGATTCGGTTGTTGTTGATCGTGACGATGGTCCTGATTCTCCTGCTGATTATGTGCTTCTCAGACGCTGTAAGCGATATGATTACTTCACTTCCGCCCTCCCCTGGCCTCAGAAGGGCGATGCGGTAACTATTCCGCTTGGTGATTCTGCTCCTGTCGTGCCAACTGGTACTAATATTTCGATGTTTTCAAACGGCGCGTCTACGCCTAGGGATCTTTATGTATCTACATCTAATAACCCTACTGCTGCTTCTACTGTTTTTCTTAACTCTTATAGTTATACTACTGCTATAAGCCCCGCCAAGTGGAATGATCCTGGTTTAGAGACGGATTTGAGTGCTGTTGCTCCTATTTCTATTAATGAACTCCGCGAAGCATTTCAGATTCAGAAGATGCTTGAGAGAGATGCCAGAGGCGGCACTCGTTATACTGAGATTTTGCGTTCTCATTTTCATGTTGATTCTCCTGATGCTCGTTTGCAGCGTCCTGAGCTTCTTGGTATGGGTTCAAGCCCCGTTAATATTAATTCTGTGCCTCAGACTAGTGCCGCAAGTGGTCAACCCACTCCTCAAGCCACTTTGACGGCTTATGGTACTATTTCAGGCGGTCGACATGGTTTTGTGAAGTCGTTCGTTGAGCACGGTGTGATTATCGGTCTTGTTTGCGTTCGCGCCGATTTAAACTAACAGCAAGGTTTAAATCGTATGTGGTCTCGTCAGACACGTTATGACTATTATTGGCCAGCCCTTTCACATATCGGTGAACAGGCGATTTTGAATAAAGAGATCTTTCTACAAGCTACTTCAGCGGATAATGAGGTTTTTGGTTATCAGGAGCGCTGGGCTGAGATGCGCTATAAGCCTTCTGAGATTTGCGGACAGTTTCGTTCTGATTTTGCCCAGACGCTTGACATCTGGCATTTAGCTCAAGATTTTGCTACTTTGCCGGCTCTTAACTCTGATTTCATTGTTGAGAATCCTCCTATTGATCGTATTAAAGCTCTTACGGATACGTACCCCGATTTTCTTTTTGATGCTTTTTTTGATCTAAAATGTGCTAGACCTATGCCTACTTATTCTGTGCCTGGCCTTGTAGACCACTTCTAAGGAGGTTTTTATGGATCCAGCTACTGCTGCCTTACTTGCTGCAGGCGTTGCCGGCGGCGCCTCTTGGTTCGGTCAATCGTCTGCCAATCGCGCTTCTGCTAAAGAGTCGCAAAAGCAGATGGATTTTCAAGAGCGTATGAGCTCTACTGCTTATCAGCGTGCTAAAGCTGATATGGAAGCCGCTGGTATTAATCCTTTGATTGCTTTTAGTTCTGGTGCTTCCGGTGCTTCTACGCCTGCCGGTTCTTCCGCTCGTCAAGAGTCGACTACTGCTGCCGGTGTGTCAAGTGCTTTACAAGCCGCTCGTTTGAGAGCTGATCTTGAGAATATCAAGTCTCAAACCGAGCTTAATCAAGCCGCTGCTCAAGTTTCTAAGATCAACGCCGAGTCCGGTGCTCTTGATCTTCCTGCTAAGCGTATTGAGAGTGCTATTTCTGAGTGGACTTCTTCTAAGGGCTTTGGCCTGATCAAGCGGTTTTTTTCTGGTCTTTTTAAAGGCATGATGCCGAGGTAATTTATGGTTTCTTTTACTACTCAATTTGAACGTTGTGATCGTGTTCAATTTTCTTCTGATAAGCCTTCCATGGCTAAGCAGGCATTTCGTGATCAGTGCGACATTAATAACATCATGAAGCGTTATGAGAAGACTGGTATAGTTGAGCATGCTAAGCGATTTTCCGGTAATTACGGTGATTTTACTGGTGCTGAGGATTATCAAGATGCTCTTGCTAAGGTCGCTGCTGCTGATGAAGCTTTTATGTCTTTGCCGGCTTCGATACGTAAGCGTTTTAATAATAATCCTGGTGATTATTTTGATTTTGCTAATGATCCAGCTAATCGTAATGAGCTGATCGATCTGAAGCTTTTAGACGCTGAGAAAGTCGTCGAAAAAGCTGATTCTGAGCCTGAAATTCAAACAAAGATTTGACACAGGCGAAGCCCGCCCATTTGCTCTACTTGATGTAAATGGGCGGACTGACACCAAACCATATTAATTATTTTAATTTGGTGTCAGTTCTTAAAATAAGTTTTATTATTTTCTCTCGAGCGAAGCTCGAAATTTTTGCGGAGGAATTTATGAGAAAGTTTTGGCGATTGTTTGATAGAGAGTCAACCGGCGATCTTATTTTTAAGTTATGGCGATTATCGATAATCCTTTGGGTTATTTTGGTTATTTGTATGTTGATTGAGAGGTTTTATGAGACGTAAGCGTTTGAGCCGAAGGGCTTCAAAGAAGATGTTTAAGAAGAGTGCATCTCGCACTCATAAGCGCAATTTGGGTCATGTACCGATGCGCGGCGGCGGTAGACTTTAATTCTTTTTATTTGTTTAAATGATGAAGCCCGGCTAGTAGAAGCTAGACCGGGCTTGGATTATTGATTAGATTGCTATTAGGTATTATATGCCATGTTGGACTCCGCTGCAAGCGTTTCGTTCAGATGAATTTCATGCTTCTGGTAAGCGTAAGATTAAGTTTTCTACCCCCCATGCCAAGCTTTTTCAGGCTGATGCTACTACTCTTGCTGATAAAGAGTATTATTTTCCTTTGCCTTGCGGTAAATGCTCCGGATGTCGTTTAGAACATTCTCGTCAATGGGCTCTTAGATGTATGCATGAGGCTTCTTTGTGGTCTCGCAATGCTTTTATTACTCTTACGTATCATCCTGAGCATTTACCGTCTGATAATTCTTTACATCATGAGCATTTTCAGTTATTTATGAAACGTCTCCGAAAGCGTTTTGGAGACGGTATTAGATATTATATGTGCGGAGAATATGGTGAGAAGCATAAGCGTCCGCATTATCATGCGTGCCTTTTTAATTGTGATTTTGATGACAAGTTGCTCTTGTCGAGCAAAAATGGAATTCCCCTTTTTGAATCTCGAGCTCTCGCTGATACGTGGCAGCTCGGAATGTGTTCAGTCGGAGAGGTAAATTTTGATTCTGCTGCATATGTTGCGCGCTATATCATGAAAAAGATTACCGGTGATGCTGCTAAAGAGCATTATGCCGGTCGTAAGCCCGAGTATAGTCAGCCTAGTCGCCGGGGCGGCATTGGTAAAGGTTGGTATGAAAAGTTTAAGAGCGATGTTTACCCGCACGATCATGTGATTGTGCGTGGGCGTGAGTGTAAGCCTCCTCGTTTTTATGATAATCTTTATCAGATTGATGATGCTGATGCGTTTGAAGAGCTTCGTGAGCGTCGTATGCTTCAAGCTCTTGATAATTTTGATGAAAATTGTTGGTCGCGCTTGAAGGT